GGAGAAATACTATGGAAGGAATTGATTTAGACAGCATACTTGATGAGGATGAAATAAGCCTTTTCAATGATGTAGATGATAACAAAGACCCTGACCCAGATGCCAATAAAGAGGATAATAATCCTAATAAAGATGATGAAGGCAATGGTGATGAGGGTAGTAAAGAAAAAGACACTACTGAGGTAGACCCAAATACTTTATTTGGTGATGGAGTACCAGAGAACGTAGGTGGTGAAGAAGATAATAAAGACAAGGACAAGGATGAAGACCCCAATTCTGATAAAGACGGTGATTCTCCTAAAGCTAACTTCTTCTCTTCCGTTGCTGATACTTTAGCAGAAGAGGGTGTCTTCCCTGACCTTAGTCCTGATGATATAAAAGGCATCAAGACTCCAGAAGATTTCTTAAATGCTATTCAAAACCAGATTAATGCTGGTCTTACAGAACAGCAAAAAAGAGTTAGTGATGCACTCAATAATGATGTTGAACCCAATGTTATTAAGCAGTATGAAGGAGTCATAGGATGGCTTGAGAATATTTCTGATGATATCTTGAGTGATGAGGGAGAGCAGGCAGAAGCCCTGAGAAAGAGACTCATATTTCAAGATTTTAAGAACAGAAAATTTAGTGATGAAAGGGCAAAGAGGGAAGTAGAGAAAGCTATTGAGAATGGTACTGATATTGAAGATGCAAAAGATGCACTAAAGAGTAATATCAGTTTCTTCAAAGAGCAGTATAAAAATACCCTTGATGAAGCTAAACAAGCAAAAGAGAGAGAGAAAGCAGAAAGAGAGTCCAGAGCATTGAACTTACAGAAGTCTATTATGGATAATGATAAGTTCTTTGGTGGTGACATTGTTCTTGACAAGGCTACTAGAAAGAAGGTATATGACAATATTTCTAAGCCTGTTTATAGAGACCCTAAGACAGGAGAACTCTATACTGCTATTCAAAAATATGAATTAGATAACAGTGATGATTTCTTAGCTAAATTAGGTTTAGTATTCACACTTACTGATGGTTTCAAAAACCTCAATGGTCTTACTAAGGGTAAGATTAAGAAGGAAGTAGGCAAAGGATTAAGAGACCTTGAAAGAAGAATTAATAATACTTCAAGGGACAGCTATGGTAATCTTAAATACTCATCAGGTGTGGATGATGACTCTTATTTAGGCAAAGGAATTAAATTAGCACTGTAATAAATAGAAGATTTTTAATTCCTAATTTTAATTATTTATGGCTGTAAATTTGCTAGGTAAATTCCAAACAAGGGAATTTTCTTATTGGAAAGGTTTGACTAGAGAGAACCACCTTGGTTCTATCTTTGCAAAAGCTCCACAAAAGGCTACAAACCTTATGGTAAAGTTACTTGCCTATCAAAGAGGAAAGACACTTGATACTCTCCTTAATCAATTCCCATCAAAGGAATTTGAAAGTGATGAGGAGTACACTTGGGATGTTGTTGCATCCTCAAGAAGAAATATTCCTCTTGTTGAGGCAAGAGATGAGAATGGTGAAGTAGTTGAGGATAATGGGCAGATGGTTGGTGCAGGTACTGCTCCATTCTATCTTGTATTTGCAGAGGACTGGTTTGCCGATGGAGAATTTCTCGTGGGCAATCTTAATGAGATTTATCAATTCAGAGTTCTCGGTGATGCAAGAATGGAGGGAACCAATGCTGTCTATAAGGTAGAGCTTGCTGGTGGTAATACTGATGGTGTTCCTGCTGAGAGACTTCTTGCAGGTGAAAGATTCAGTATTGAGGCTGCATTTGTTGAGAGTGAGATGTCTAGAAAGGTTGGTGATGTAAGATTTGCTGCACCTGTAGGCATGAGAAATGAGTTCTCAACTGTAAGAATACAGCACAAGGTATCTGGTAAGATGCTTAATAAGAAACTTGCTGTTGGTATTCCTGTTTATGACAATGGTAAGTTGACTACTATGAATATGTGGATGCACTATGTAGACTATGAGGCTGAGTGTCAGTTCTCTGACTACAAGAACAATGCACTTGCATTTGGTAGAAGCAACAGAAATGGTAATGGTGAATATAAGAATATTGGTAAGTCTGGTGGTGTAATTAAGACTGGTGCAGGTCTCTATGAGCAAATGGAAGTAGCTAATACTTTCTATTACAATGACTTCTCATTGAAGCTGCTTGAGGATGCACTTTATGAGCTTTCTGCTGCCAAACTTGGTATGAAGGATAGATACTTCCTTATCAGAACAGGTGAGAGAGGTGCTATTCAGTTCCATAAGGCTATTCTGCAAACTATTAGTGGTTGGACACAGTTTGTATTTAATGGAGACCAACTTGGTATTGTTGAGAAGACTCAAAGTAATCTGAGCAATAATGCACTTTCTGCTGGCTTCCAGTTTGTTGAGTACAAAGCACCTAATGGTGTTAGAGTAAAGGTTGATGTAGACCCATACTATGATGACCCTGTAAGAAATAAGATACAGCATCCACTTGGTGGTCCTGCATTCTCTTACAGATATGATATTATGGATATTGGTACTATGGACCAACCTAATATCTTTAAGTGTACTATTAAGGGTCAGCCTGAGTATAGAGGTTATCAATGGGGCCCATTTAGAAACCCATTCACTGGTCAGACTAACAATCCTTATGCTTCTTATGATGAGGATAGTGCAGTAATGCATAAGTTGGCTCACCTTGGTATCTGTGTACTTGACCCAACAAGAACACTTAGCCTTATTCCTGCTGTACTTGCAGCATAAGGTAAATTATATAGAAGAGCAG